GAAGCCCAAACCATGACCGCCAGGTCACTAGAGATGCTGCGGCCCACCATCCGCGCAGAAGGGTCAGAGCTTTGGTTTTCCTGGAACCCCAGGCATCAATCAGACGCAGTAGACCAGTTTTTCCGTGGCCTGAACCCGCCAGCAGACGCCATCATCGTGAACGTGAACTATGACGCCAACGATTATCTCCCAGCTGAGATGGAAGCCGAACGGCTGCACGACTACACAAACAACCCTCAAAGATACGACCACGTCTGGTGCGGCGGCTATGAACCGCAAGCCATTGGCGCGATATTTAGCAGACAGAACATCCACGACAACCGCGTTGCCGAAGCGCCAGAGCTTGGCCGCATCGTCATTGCCGTTGACCCGGCTGTATCCAGCGAGATGGGCAGCAACGAGCATGGCATAGTCGCTGTAGGCCGTGGGGACGGCACCAACGACGCATATGTGCTTGGCGACTACACCTGTAGCGGCGGACCACTGAAGTGGGCTGAGCGGGCTGTGGCGGCGTTTGACGAGCTAGACGCCGATGCGGTGGTTATCGAGGTCAATCAGGGTGGCGATATGTGCAAACAGACATTGCAGACCGTCAGACCCGGCATCCCAGTGGTCGAGGTCCGCGCCACCAGAGGCAAGCACGTCAGGGCGGAGCCTATTGCAGCGATATACTCATTGGGCCGTGTTCACCACGCCGGCAGCTACCCTGAGCTAGAGGCGCAGATGTGCCTTATGACAAACGGCGGGTTCCAAGGCGAGGGATCACCTGACCGCGTAGACGCCCTGGTGTGGGGTCTGACAGAGCTATTCCCGCAGATCATCCGCAGGGCAAAGAAGCCTGTGGGTAGACGCGCAGCCAGAGGATGGATGGGATGAAGAAGCCAAGCATCACTAAAAAGATCGTCAAAAAGCCAATCCGAATTAAGAAGTCCACGCCCACGCCCACGCCAAAGATTAGACGGAGGCCATATTGATGGCAACATCTGACGACGACAAAATCATTGAGGAGGCGCTAGACGCCTTCGAGGCAGTCGAGGAAGCGGAGAGCGACAACCGCGCCCGAATGATGGAAGACCTGCGCTTTGGTCGCCTGGGCGAGCAGTGGGAGCAGGACGACCTGGATCAGCGTGCGACAGACGGTCGCCCGTCGCTGGTGATTAACCGAATGCCCGTTCTGATCCGACAGGTGGTCAATGATGCCCGTCAAAATAAGCCATCCATCAAGACGCACCCGATTGATGATAAGGCTGATCCAGAGACAGCGGAGATATTGAATGGCATCATTCGCAACATTGAGGTCCAGAGCAAAGCTGACCTTGCGTTCGATACTGCGGTTGATAACGCTGTCAGTTGCGGGATTGGCTATATTCGCGTTGACGTTGATTATTCTCGTGATGATACTTTTGATAAAGACATAGTAATCAACAGAGTAGTAAACCCGTTTACGGTTTACGGCGATCCTATGTCTAATGCGGCGGATAGTTCGGATTGGAATACGGCGTTCATCACGGAGCTACTGAAGCATTCTGAGTTCGAACGTATGTACCCAGACGCTGAGAAAGTTAGCTGGGAGGGCGGCGAAGACCAGAAGGAACGCCTATGGATACAAGAGGATACCGTGCGCCTGGCGGAATACTGGCGGCGCAACGAGGTCAAAAAGCTGCTCTACAAGCTGACTGACGGCACCATCATGTCGCAGGCAGTGTGGGATTTACCTGAAACCCAGGAGGCAATGTCCAACGCAGGCATCTCCATCGAGGCAGAGCGTGAAGTCCCCGGCTACGAGGTTGAGCAGTTCCTGATGACGGGGACCGAGATTTTGGAGAAGACCAAGTGGGCGGGCAAGTACATCCCCATCATTCCGATGTATGGCGAAGAGGTGAACGTCGAGGGCGAGCGGTTCTTTTTCAGCCTGATCCACTCCGCAAAAGACGCGCAGCGGATGTTCAACTACTGGCGTTCTGCCACCACGGAACTCGTTGCGCTAGCTCCAAAAGCGCCATGGATTGGCCCAGCAGGCTTTGCCGACAGTGACCCACGCTGGGCGACAGCCAACACTGAAAGCTTTAGCTACCTGGAATATGACGGACAGATACCCCCCCAGCGTCAGCCATTTGCAGGCGTCCCAGCGGGTGCGCTGCAAGAAAGCTTGAATGCCTCCGACGACATAAAGGCCACCACGGGCATATTCGACGCCGCGCTGGGCGCAAGGTCAAACGAAACAAGCGGCAGGGCTATCATGGCCAGGCAACGGGAATCAGACGTATCGACATTCCACTTTCTTGACAATGCCAGTCGCGCCATCCGGCATACCGGCAATGTCATCCTGGACTTGATCCCAAACGTCTACTCAGAGCCACGCATTATGCGGATTATGGGCGAAGATGAGACGCCGGAAAACATTCAGATCAACCAGGCCATGCCGGTCCCGCCAACGCGGGCGCAGCCGGATCCGCGCGACGAAGAGGGCAACCCCCTGACCAAGATTTATGATCTGACCGTTGGTAAGTACGACGTGACGGTCAAGGCCGGCCCCAGCTTCACCTCACGGCGTGAAGAGGCCGCCATGCAGATGACTGAGTTGATCCGCTCGTTCCCGTCTGCCGCCCCCCTGATTGGAGACATCCTGGCTGAAAGTCTCGATTGGCCCCGTGCAGATGAGATTGCCAAGCGACTGAAAACCATGCTTCCAGCTGGTGCCGCTGGCGACGATGACGCCGAAGAGCCAAACCCGGAAGCCGACGCGCTCAAACAGCAGTTGGAACAGGGCATCCAGATGTTCCGTCAGCAGACTGAAGAGTTGCAGGGCGCGCACGCCAAGATGGCGCAGGTTGAGATGCAGCTTAAAGCCGCGCAGTCGGACCGACAGCACCAGCAGATGCAGGCGCAGACGGCAGCGCAAAAAGTCGAGGTTGATATGTTCAACGCCCAGACCAACAGGCTGGCGGCAGAGGCCGAGGCGCAGCGCGACCAGGCCGACGCCCAGCTGAAACTGGAGCAGGCCCAGCAGGCCAGCTACGACAAGCAGCTTGAGGTTCTTGAGGCCGTGAATGCCCCTGTTCCGGGTGTCCTTGGCTGACAAATGACTGACTAGACAGAAGTGTGCCATTTAGGATACACTGCCGCTAATCCGGGGAGATAAAAACCCTGGCACCCAGCAAGACAGCGATGTCCTGGGGACGCAGCGGCAAATAGAGTTTCTCGCCAAGGCGCAAGCCAGCGAGATGACAATGAGCCAGAGAACCTGACCATACGGACAGGTTGAGCGCCCCAGGAGAACGCAATATGACCATTTTTGATGACGACGACGTAGAACCTGACCATGACGATGAAGCCAGCTTCACCAGTCCTGACGATGACGTTGTTGTTGACGAAGAAGAGGCCGAGGAAGAATCTGAAGAAGATGACGCCGAGGCTGACGATGACGAAGACGACGTGGAGGGTGATGACGAACCCGAAACAGTCTCCGTCAAGTATGGTGACGTAGAGTACACTGTCCCGAAGGGCCTTGAGAAGGCCATCATGCAAGAGGCCGACTATACGCAAAAGTCGCAAGGTCTCGCGCAGGAACGGGAGGCGCTAGCAGGGGAGCGACAGGCCGCAGAGGCCGCCCATAACATGCAAGGCGCACAGTTCGAAGAGGCGGTAAAACTCGCCGCCATCGATGCCAGGTTAGCCGAATATGACGAGGTTGACTGGCAGCAATTGTTGCAGACGGACCAACATAACGGAACCAACATCGCGCAGCAGCTAGACCTTGAGCGTCGTCAGCTCACCGATAGCCGCGCCCGCGCAAACGAAGAACTTGCCGCGAAATCTCAACAAGTCTCAGCGTACCACCGTGACGCCATGGTTAAGTCCGCCGAGAAAACTCGTTCAGCATTATCCGCCAAGTATGCCGACTGGTCTCCCGCGCTTGAGGAGAGCATGGCCAGATTTGCCATAGGATTGGGGGTGCCGGAACAACAGCTTCGGACCACAACCAATCAGGCGACGCTGGAAATTCTCTACAAAGCGCACAAATTTGACCTAGTCGAGCAACAACGCGCCACCGCAAAGGAAAAGAAACCCGCGCCCAAGCCAGCCGTACCAGCGGCCAAGGTGAAAGGCCGAAAACAGGGTGGAAGACCTAACCCAGATAAGATGTCCACCAAGGAGTGGGTGTCGTGGCGTGAGAAGCAGCTAGCGAAAAAGGAGGCTTCATAATGAAGTCTCTGACACCCGTATAAATAGGAGGCCATCATGGTCAATACTATCCTAACGCCTACGGCGGTCACTCGTGAAGCACTGCGGATTCTCCATCAAAAGTTGAATTTCGTAGGCACGATCAACCGTCAATATGACTCCAGCTACGCCAAATCCGGCGCTAAAATTGGTGACTCTCTGAAAATCAGATTGCCCAATCAATACACCGTTCGGACTGGTGCCGCTCTATCGGCGCAGGACACCACTGAAACCAGCGTCACGCTCAATGTTGCTACCCAGAAGGGCGTTGATGTTAACTTCACGTCTGCGGAGCGCACCATGGACCTGGACGACTTCTCTGAGCGGGTGCTTGCGCCGGCCATGTCTGTGTTGGCAGCCAACATCGAAAGCGATGCCATGTCCATGTATCAGGATGTTGCAAACGAGCGCTCAGATGTCGGGGCCACCACCACTCTGGCCATGATTTTGGACCTGAACAAGGGTCTGACTGACAACTTGGCTCCATACGACCAGCGCACTCTGAACCTGAGCACCCAGCAGATGGCGGACATGGTGTCTGCTACGTCAGGGTTGTTCAACGATCAGAGCAAGCTGGCCAAAAACTATCGTGAAGGCCGTATGGCTTCGAATAGCTTGGGTTTCCAGAATATTTATGAGAACACCTTGCTCCCGATCCATACGACTGGCACCGACGACGGCACGGGCGATCATCTTTGCTCTGGCGTCGTATCCGGCAACGACATCACCACCGGCTCCGAGGGCGCAGGCACCTTTGCTGTTGGTGACATCGTGACGATTGACACGGTTAACTCGGTGCACCCGGAAACCAAGGCCGACACCGGCGTTTTGATGCAGTTTGTTGTCACGGCGGCATATTCCGCTACTGCCACCACACTGACGGTCTCTCCCGCCCCTGTCGCTACCGGCGCGCGGCAGAACATCTCTGCCGCGATTGCCAACACCGACAAGATCAACAAGGTGGAGAGTGATCGCTCTACGGCAATCGGCGCTGCTGCTGATTACCAAGTCGGCATGGCATACCACAAAGACGCCTTTGCCTTCGCAACTGCTGATCTGATTAAGCCTGACGGGGTTGATTTCTGTGCCCGTCAAGTTTTGGACGGTATCAGCATGAGGGTGATCCGCGACTATGATATCAACAATGACAAGTTCCCTTGTCGTATTGATGTTTTGTATGGCTACAAAGCCATTCGGCCTGAACTGGCTTTCCGTTTAGGCACGAACTAATCGTGATGGGCCGGGGGTAACACCCCGGCCCTGACGGTTCTCCCACTAATAAAAGGAAAGCATCATGCGAATTTTCAGACAGGTTGACACCGGCCACGGCGTCAAGCTCCAGGTCCGATTTCTGGAAGAGGGCGAAGGCTGCCCCGATGGCTGGTCGTACCACAAGCCAGGCGAGGAACCTGTCGTGAAAGCCCCAAAGAAACGGCGTAAACTTCAGGAGCGGGGCTTGTTATGAGCATCCCGACAAATTATGCAACGCTAAAGACAGCCATTGAGGGCGAACTGGCCCGATCTGATCTGACTGCTGATCTGCCAACTTTCATTGACCGGGGGGAGAAAATCATCAACCGGCATCTGCGGACACTGGCCATGGAGACAACGCTTACCACCATGTCCCTGGCTGCTGCCGCTTCCAGCATGGACCTGCCTGCCGGATACCTGGAGATCATCACCCTAAGATACAACGAAGACGGCTACCAGCCCGCACAGGTGGCGCTGGAGAAGCTGGACGAAGAGGGCATAACCGGCACCTCACGGCCATACCAATTTTCCATCAGCGATAAAATCTATTTCCCCAACGCCGCTGACACGACTTATGCGATGACCATGCGGTATTTCAAAGAATGGGACATTGCCGCCGACACCACCAACTCCCTGTTGACCTCTGACAGTGATGTCTATGTCCTGGCTGGGCTGGTTGGCTCCTTAACCAAGACAGGCACCCACGCCCGTGCTGACGAGTGGAAGGGCGAATTGCAGTTGATGATGGACGGCCTGAACGGCGTGGCCCGTCGATCCAAGCGCAACGTCAAAGTCACCGTTGACCCCGGTCTGCGGCGTAGCACGCGATTTAACGTAACGCGGGGCTGGTAGATGGCCCCGATGATGCGCTTGCCCGGTCTGCCTGGAACGCCAGGCTATCCGGCCACCCCACAGGGCGTTCTCGCCCAAGGCGGGCGCGAAGGTGCCTATTCTGCCGCTCCTGACCTCCAGGGGCTTATGAAGCAGTATCTAGGCGACTAT